CGTTTGGAGGCGATGAAGACACGGCGGGCAGCGACAGGGAGCATGCTCCAAACGGGGGCGGTGATGGACGAAAGGGCGGAGAGGATTGAGTTGATGGTGGAGGAGGGGATCTCTCCGATGTTGAGAGCGACCTTAAGGGCGGGGGGGGCGTGGCGGCAGAAGAAGTCGAAGCAGGCGGATTGGAAAGAGACGTGGGAGAGAGGGAGCAAGTTCCACATGGATTGTCCAAGGGAGTGACCGACGGAGAATTCAGTTAAGTAGCTGACGAGCTTGTCTGGGATGGTGCTGTCGTCTATGGCCATAGCTAGTTTCGTGAAGAGGGCGAGGGGTGAGCGGCAGGCCCCAGAGGGACCGACGAAGTAGCCACAGAAGAGGGCGTACTTGTCTATTTCAATCTTGAAGCGGAGGGAAAGGAGGGGTTGAATGGAGGGCCAAGCTTGATTGAGCGGGGGAATGGAGTCGATGAGGGAATCGTCGCCGCTGACCATAACGGCTTCAGAGGTGATGTTGTACTGGGTGAAGAGGACGGCGAGGTTGTAGTCAGTGTTGTCATCGTAAGTTCCGGGCTCTCCGGTGAGGCGCATGCAGGTGAGGGGTCCGAACTGAGTGTCAACGTTGGTTTTCAAGTGGACGTGGAGGTCAATGAGGGCTTGGGGGATGGATAGGCGGTGCATTTTGAGGCGTTCGAGAACGACGGCCTCGCCGTGCTGGGACTGGTCGAAAGCGGTGTAGTCATTGGCGAGGTGTGGCTGGTCGGTGAGATGGTCTTGGCACCACTGTGAGAGCTCGAAAGGTGTGTGCCCTGCGTGGACGTAGATGTTAGATGGGCGATCCTGATTGTCGAAGATGCGTTGATATTTTTTAACTGGGCCCAAGAGGAGGATGACAGCGTCGTGCATGAGGGCGAGGGTTTGGCAAGCCTTCCAGTTCCCGAAGATGGAGTTGTCATTTGTTTTGTGCTGGGTCTTGGAAAAAATGCGGACCGCTGACCAGCGCCAGTCTGGGTCCGAGCGGTTAGCGTTTGCCATGATGACTGATTGGGTCTTGGATGACAGCTGGCAGAACTCGTTTGCGTTGATGCATTCAATGAAAAGAGCCTCGTCGAAAGGGACCTCTGCGAGAGGAGAACGATGGTAAGCTCGGCACAGGGATTGGAAAAGGACGGCCCCAAGAATCTCGTCTTTTGGGGAAATGGAGTAGGGGGCGGGAGAAGGTCGGAAGCGGAGACGTTTGGGAATGGATGCGGGCAGGAGCGTGGGGTCAGATTTCTCGGAGTGGATGGCGGAAGCGACTGAAAAGGGGAGGGCGGAGATTTCGAAGGGCTGGTTGAG